CAACACTTCCGACGCTTGAAGTTGCAGACTGTCCACTTAAAACTATTTCAACAGGACCTTGATCACCCCATGCGTCAGTGCTCCATGCCCACATTCCCCAAGTATTGTCAGCAACAGTATTTGCTTGGCCACCCATTCCAGAGTGGTTTGTACAGTAATAATAAAGTGTGGGTGCACTAACAGCAACTACGATTTGTGTGTAAGCTCCTGCTTGACCGGGGGTACCATTTGTGGTTACGCCAGTTGTGTATTCAGAACCACCAGACCATGTGCCATTACTTGTTGTTGAAAATCTTAAAGGGTGATTATTATTTGAACTATCTGCTTGATCAAATTTATAAGTATAACCTTCAGCTAAAACTACTGTGTCTTGTTGTACTCCATCAATAACATATTTATTTCCTGAACCGGTACTGACTACCGTTACTGTAAAAGTTCTGATTAAAGACATAAGGAAAAAACCCCTATGCTATTTGAACGATTGCGTTACCTGCTGTTTGAGCTGGAAATTGAATTGTAAATGTACCACTTGTTACAGCTTTATCTGCACCAAAGTTAATTGCACAAACACTTCTATTTGTTGTGAATCCTGTAACTGCTGTTGAGTTATAAATTAAACAACCTCTTGCTGTAAACGTCGCTGAAGTAAAACTAACGTTATTAAATTTCACACATGCTGTGTCACTAGATAAAACTGGATCAGCTGATGGTGTTAATGCTGCGCCACCTGCAGTATAACCAGTGTTTGAAGAGCCACCATCTGTTTGACTTTGACTAACTTCAAGTGTGT